ATAGGCTTTGAGTAAGAAGTTATAAAACTCTTCATCTTTCAAGTTATCATTTTTGATGCTGCCAGCTTGAGATGAGTAATTAACATTATAAGGCGGGTCCGTTACGACAAGATTTGCTTTCTGACCATTCATAAGAACTTGATAAACCTCTGGATCAGTACTGTCTCCACAAATTAATCGATGCCTACCAAGTAACCACACGTCACCTTTTTGGGTAATAGCTGGTTCAGCTAATTCCTTCTCGACATCAAAATCGTCTTCCGTAATATCTTTATCATGTACCTCATTAAAAAGCTGATCGATTTCTGGTGGGTCAAAACCAGTAAACGAAACGTCATAGTCCAAAGACTGCAAATCCTGAATAAGGTCAGCTAATAGTTCTTTGTTCCATTCACCGCTGATTTTATTTAGGGCAATGTTAAGAGCTTTTTCTTTTGTTTTATCAATATCAATAACGACACAGTCTATTTCCGTAAAACCTAATGTCTTTAAAACTGTGATTCTTTGATGCCCACCAATCACCGTCATATCTTGGTTAACAATGACAGGTTCTACATAACCAAATTGTTCAATACTCTTTTTAATCTTTTCAAATTCACTGTCCCCCGGTTTCAATTTCTTCCTAGGGTTATAGCTCGCAGGAATTAAATGATCAATGGGTAGCTTTTTAAATTCCATCTTCTTCACTCCAAAATCTTGATTTGATATAGCAATCATGGCTACAGAACTTCCGCTTCTTGTTCCCGTAGCAACTGAACGTTTTCTTGCATTGTGGACACGTATAGTTATAAATGGCTGTCTCTCTTTTCTTTCTCGCTTGAGGATTTTCATTCCACCATTTTCGGCGGCATTCATCAGAGCAAAACTTCCGTATCCTACCTCGCCCCTTTTGTTTAAGGAGTTTACCGCAGGAGGAGCAGAGGACATGGTTCTTCATTTGTTCCTTAACATTTAATGCAACAACTTTTGCATCCCCATCTAGACCATTTTGTTTACAAAAGATACGTACAGTATCACGAGATTTTCCCAATACCGCAGCGATTGCTTTATACCCAACTCCTTTAAGCCGCAAGTTATAGATTTGTTGCCTTTCGGCTTCGGTCATTACCCCTACTCCTTTCTGCGTAAACAGTATTTAAAAGGGCAATAAAAAAACGCATTAATAGCTATTAAGCAAGCTAAAATATGCGTTTCATTCATATTTTTAGTTTTTTAATTAAGACTGTTAGAATTCAGTTCTGACAAGGGATGAACACTACTTTTATCATTTCCTCAATCGAACCTTTTCGCAAAATCTAAAGATGCCTAAACCCTTCCCACCATTGAGGTGAAGCTCATATTTAGTCCTTCAAGAGTAACCCCCCTTGTTTAATTCTGCGAAAATTCACGCGAAGGGGGCGCGCGGTCGCCATAAAATTAGTTGTAGAGATTTGACCTCCCCTAGGGGGTCCATTAAAACGTATAAACTGGATATTGATCTTCTACTCTTGTCTTTCGATCGTGACATCTTTTACACAAAGGTTGCCAGTTGTTTTCATTCCAGAACAGACTCTGGTCTCCTCGATGTGGTTTGATGTGGTCGACAACCGTTGCTTGAGTCAGCTTTCCTTTCTGCTCACAGCGTTTGCAAAGAGGGTGAGCGTTTAAGAATCGTTTGCTTGCTTTCCTCCAACGGTTATCATAACCACGGTCGCTTGCATTGGCTCTATCATCTACATGAAGCTTCGCATGAAACTCACAGTACTTATCATCAGTCAACAAAGGACAGCCGTTGTGTTTGCACGGCTTCTTTGGTTTCTTTGGCATTGTTCTCAACTCCGTACTCCAATTAAAAAAGCCCCGAAGGTTAAGTCCTTCAAGGGCTCGTAACTATGCTACTTCTACAGCTTATACTCTATCACATTTGTAGGATGGCTTTTAATGGCGTGTTTGTAAAAGTAAAAGAAAAACCCTGAAAGGAACTGGACCTTCAAGGGTGTTGTGGGTACTCCAGCATTCATAAACATTCCACCGTGCTGCTTTCCAATCGTTCGTTGGCTTCCTTCAATGCCTTTCGATGTAACCGATAAGTCCAACGTAAATCATAACCCATAACAGCGGCGACCTCCTCCCAAGTGCTGCCCCCAAGATAACGGAGCTCTAGGAGCAACCGGTGAGAAGGGCTTTCGATTTCGGCAATGAAGTTGGATAAATCTCGCTTTAAGTCTATCAACTGATCAATGTCAGCATTAATCTCTTCTTCAAGGCTCATTAACTTCACAAGAGCATTTTCCATCGGCGAGCGCTGTTTGGTTCCTTGAACTTTATCGGTTTGCATCGCCGATGTTGTTTTTACTGCTAAGTCTCTTAACAAGGCCATCTGTTCCAGTTTACTGTTGATTCGTTGGTCCAGCTTAAAAGCCTGGGATAAATATTCTTTAGCGTTCACCGTTGATTCCTCCTGTATTTCCACAAGGCAAACCCTCTTTGTATTTATTTATTTCCGCCTTCACCGCTTCAATCAAGGCCGCTTGCCTCACGTCTTTATCTTTCAGCGCTTTCATCACACGTTCATCTATTGTACCTTTTGCTATCAGATGGTGGATGACCACTGTATCCTTTTGCCCCTGTCGCCAGAGCCGAGCATTGGTTTGCTGATAAAGTTCCAAGCTCCATGTCAATCCGAACCAAACAAGAATAGAGCCTCCAGCTTGCAGATTAAGTCCATGCCCCGCAGATGCTGGATGAATGACGGCAACAGGAATTTCTCCTTTGTTCCATCTCCTTATGGAATCAGCATTGGATAAAACTTCAACCTCAAAGCGTTTTTGTATCCGAATCAAATCATGCTTAAACCAGTATGCGATCAAGACAGGTTTTCCATAAGCTCCTTCGACTACATCCTCTAACGCATCCAGCTTATGATCGTGTATGTAAATCACCGCACCTTGATCATCATAGACTGCACCATTGGCCATTTGAAGGAGCTTTCCAGATAATGCAGCCGCATTGGCTGCAGTAATTTCCTCACCTTTAACCGTTGTTATCAGATCCCATTTCAAACTGTCGAGAGTTTCCATTTCCTTTTCAGAAAGCCTGACTGAAACTTCGTTTATGACTAGCTCCGGCAGTTTAAGATAATCGGATCCTTTCATGCTGATAGTGATATCCGAAATCTTTCGGTAGATAGCTTCTTCTGCTCCCGGCTTTGGTTTGTAAGAGTATATAACTTGCTGATTGCGCTTATCCGGCACAAAATAATCTTCCCTGTATCTACCAATAAACCGCCCCAGTCTTTGCCCCATGTCCAAAAGTCGATATTCTGCCCATAAATCCATCAAACTATTAGATGATGGTGTCCCTGTAAGCCCAACAAACCTTTTAACCAAAGGTCTAACTTTCATTAGGCTTTTAAACCTTTTTGCTTGGTGGGATTTAAACGATGACAGTTCATCTACCACTACCATATCAAAATCAAAGGGAATGCCGCTTCTAGAAATGAGCCATTCTACGTTTTCTCGATTGATAATATACACCTGTGCTCTTTTCATAAGTGCTGCTTTTCTCTGAACCTCAGAACCAACTGCTACGGTATATTTAAGCCCCTTAAGATGATCCCACTTTTCAATCTCCGCAGGCCATGTATCTCTAGCTACTCGAAGGGGTGCAATAACCAGAACTTTGCGAATAAGAAAGCTATCCAATGTCAAATCAAAAATCGAGGTTAAAGTAATAACACTTTTACCAAGACCCATTTCTAAAAACACTGCCGCTATGGGATGCTCTAGTATGAAGTTTGTTGCATAGGTCTGATATTTATGAGGATCGTATTTCATTGAGTATCCCTCCAATCTGCTTAACATCATCAATGACATAACAGGAAAAGCCTAACTTCCGTAATTGCTTTATTCTTCTAATCTGTAACAGGCGAGGTTTCTTTCCGGGAGCCTTTAATTCCACAAATGCTATCTTCCCAAGTGGTAAAAGCACTAGGCGGTCTGGCATCCCATCTAAACCTAGACTAACAAACTTCGCAGCAATGCCTCCCATCTTTTTTACCTCAACCACCAGTTTCTTTTCTATATATTTTTCAAGCATAAATACCTCCCATATAAAAAGGCTCGGAACAAGAAAACAACTTTGACCCAATTTTCCTATACGCGCGTGTATACGTGTATGCACAGGCTACTATTACTTCTTTTTACTATTTATAAATAAATAGGATACTTCTTGTTCCACTTGTTCCGAACCGTTGATTTTCCTTATCATTACTAACTTTAGGGAAAGAACCAGTATGGGAACAATGTAAGGTACAACTTAGCGTTGTTCCTCGACTCGGGAATAAGCTCGTTGCTTTCCGTAGACAGGAAACGTCACAACACCATTCTTGTTCCCAGTGTACTTGTTCCACTCACTGATCTTTCTCATAATGGCACCGATGGCATAGGAATCTGAAGGCTTTAGCATGGATGCCTCTTTACCGAAACACTCACACCAAATTTCCATATTGCAGACAAGGGTTCTGTGTACTGTTCCAACCCGGGTGCCGCCGCCAAATTCGCTACCGCCAAGGAAATTTCTACGCTCGTACAAAGACATCGTGTCCCAATCATCCGGCAAGAGCGTATCCAAGTAAGTACGAACTAGTCCTTCTCGTTCATCTGTTTCCATGGCATCTGCCTGTTCACTAGTTGCCATGGATACATCATCACCTTCAAGGTAGAGTTTTTCTCCTTTCTCATAAAGAACTAGTGCCTCTGCCCAAATCTGCTGTACTTCCTCTTTAGTCATCTGCCAAGCTTTCTTTTTACTGTTGCCGCTAATGCGGACTGGCCAGAATCTACGGTTACCCGTAATATCCCGAAGAAATCCGCTTTCGGCATTGGTAGAACCTACAATCACGCATTGACGGGGATGGCTTTCCACGTTGACTCCATAACTGGCACGGTATTTATCATCCGCCCTCGAAATAAAGGACTTCACAATCTCCACATCCGTCTTACGCATTCCAGCAAGCTCACCCAGTTCTAACAACCAATATCCCTGAAGTTTTTCAGCACCTGATTTATCTTTCATGTCCGTAATGGTCAAACTATCTGAAAACCAATCCCCTGCAAGCCTCGCAAAGAAGGTTGACTTACCGATACCTTGAGGACCGTTTAAGATTAGAACACTATCAAACTTTGTACCTGGTCTATAAATGCGGGCTACCGCTGCAACCATCGTTTTGCGAATAATTGCCTTTGTGTAGGAATTATCTGTTGCACCGAAATAATCAATTAGTAGATTATCTACTCGACTAATTCCATCCCATTTTGGCAGGGAGTCCAGATACTCCTTAACAGGATGGTAGGCTCGTTCAGCCGCTACCGCTAACACAGCATCCTTGGTCTTGGTAGGTGAATAGACCCCGTATTTGCTGCTTAAATACACTTTAAGAAGTGCATTATCTGAATCATTCCAACCCACCTTGATCTGTTCCCAAGGCAGGCCACCTTTGGCATCAATACCATCACGGTGGCAATTA